CTCGTCTTCGATTCTGTACGATTTGAGAGCCTTTTGGACTCCAAGGGTTTTTATGTCAGGGCCCACACCTAAGCCTCCTGAACGTCGACAGCGCCGAAATGAGAGGGCGGGTGAGTTGGTTCCTTTCCGACCAGTGCCAGCGATTCCTGAGCCTCCGGACGGACTGCTGGTTGCCACGCAGACGGCCTGGGCTGAATTTTGGGGTTCAGATCTGGCTCGAGTCATTGATCCTGTGACAGACGGTCACGCGGTTCGTCGGGTTTTCACGCTGTACGACGAAAGGGACCGTGCCTATCGAGAATTCCGCAAGGAACGCTTGGTCAAGGGATCCCAGGGGCAGAAGGTTTTAAACCCACTCGGCCGGCTCATGCATGAACTGGACGCGGAAATCCGGCAGATGGAAGACAGGCTTGGCATGAATCCTCGGTCGCGACTGCAGATTGGGATTACCTTCGGCCAGGCCGCAAAATCGCTACAGGATCTAAATCGCAATCTCGAAAATGACAACGACAACAGCGGGGGCACCGTCATCGACGTCGACCCGCGCACCACAACCGCCTAAGCTGGCGCCGACTTTAGGCCCCCTGGTCTGTAAGTGGATCGAGACGTATCTGGTCCATTCAGAGGGCGACTTTTACGGGCGGCCTTTCTCACTTTCGGATTTTCACCGGCGGTTTATCTGGCGTGCCTATGAGTTGAACACAGATGGATCCCGTAGGTATAAGCGCGCGCTACTAGGCCTGCCGAAGGGAAACGCCAAGACGGAACTCGCGGCGGCATTGTCGGCAGTGGAGCTCGCCGGCCCGGTCGTGTTTGATGGCTGGAGAGAGGATGGCCGGCCAAAGGGCAGGCAGCGAACGGCACCTGATATTCCGGTAGCCGCGGCATCGTTTGACCAGTCCAACGAGTTGTTTGGTTCCGCAAAGACCATGATCACGCAGGGGCCATTGAAAGACATGTTCGACGTGTTCGAAACGGAGATCATGCCCAAGCAAGGGCCGGGCCGGATGTATCGAGTGGCCGCGGTTGCAGGAACCAATGACGGCAAGCGGCCGACGTTCTTCGTTGCTGATGAATTGCATGAATGGGTGGGCCCGAAAGAACGCGTTCACCTGGTGCTGTCCAACGGACGGGCGAAGCGTGTGGATGCCTGGGAGTTGGCTATCTCGACAGCCGGATGGGATACCTCCTCACTGTTGGGAAAACTCTACACTCACGGCCGGCGGACCGAATCCGGCGAGGAAGACGACCCGACGTTCCTGTTTGAATGGCTCGAGGCTTCAAAAGATTTCGATCTGTCTGATCCGGCGCAGTTGCGAGCGGCGATCCGGTCTTGCAGTCCTGGTGTTGGTAAGTGGCTGGACATAGAAAACATTGTCGAAAAACATTCGACAATCCCGGACCACGAATTTCGCCGGTACTTCCTGAACCAGTGGACATCGGCACCTGAGCGGTGGTTGCCACAGGAAGCCTGGAACGCTTGCGCCAAACCACGGCCCATTCCGGTTGAAGTTCCGGTCGTCCTTGGATTTGATGGTTCCTATAGCGGTGACAGCACGGCCGTTGTCGGCTGCACCGTGGAGGCAGTGCCGCACCTGTTCGTGATCGATGCTTGGGAAAAGCCGGAAGGCACTGGCGACTGGAAAGTGGACATCCCGGACGTCGAGCAATCGATCCGCAATCAGTGCGTTCAGCGTACCGTGCGACGGGTTGGTTGTGATCCTCACCGGTGGCAGCGCTCGCTGGCGGTCCTCGAGGAGGAAGGGATTCCCATTGAGATCTGGGCATCGCACTCATCGGCTGTTATGTCTCCATCATGCCAGGAATTCGAGCGCGCGGTATTGAGTGGAAATCTGACTCACGACGGAGATGGGCGGCTAGCGCGCCACATCGGAAACTGCCACGTCAGGATTGATAGTCGTGGTCCGCGCATCACGAAAGATCACAAGGATTCAGCGCACAAGATCGATATAGCGGTGGCTGCTGTTATCGCTTACGACCTAGCCATGAAGGCATTGGCGGAGCCCGTACACAAACACCAACTCTTTTTCGTGGGTCGCTAGAAACTAAAACAATCCTCCGTCCCTCTCCGCCCGCGGTTCTCAGACGCCGCGGGCTTTTCTTTGGGCAAACACTATGAACGACAGAGGCTATTCGCTTTTCGAGATTCGATCCGTCAATGAGGAGCAGCGGATCATCGAGGGAATTGCAACCACGCCCCAAGTGGCACTGGATGACCTGATTTTGGAATCTCGAGGAATCGAGTTCCAGCTTCCGGTCCCGTTTCTCTACCTACACGACCTTAAAGTTCCGCTCGGACAGGTTGTTGCCGCCAACGTGAGCGACGACGGGATCCGCGTAAAGATTCAGGTTGCTCCTCCAGGAACTGCCGATTTCATCGACGAGAAATGGCGTCTGATCAAGACAGGCACCGTCCGCGGCCTTTCGATCAAGTGGAAGACCCTCAAGCAAGTCGGAAATCGAATCCTCAAAAGCAAATGGATTGAGCTGTCCGCCACACCGGTAGGGGTGGATCAGCCCGCCACCATCACGTCCGTCCGTTCCGCAGATCAGGCCGCCCTAGCCGCGCTCGGCACCAGAGGGACCTCATCTGTCGTTCGGATTAACGCCCCCGGCGCTCCGGGCCAACCCATAGGAAAACGTATGAAACCTATCAAAGAAAGAATTGCAGCCGCAGAGAACACTCGAGCGGCACACGTGGCCCGCATGAAGGAACTGTCAAATGCTGCCGACGAAGCCGGCACAACGATGGACGATGCCCAGGAGCAGGAATACGACGGGCTTCGTGCTGATGTTGAAAAGCTCGACCGGCACCTGGTGCGGCTGAGAAGCGAAGAGGCGCTTGAAGTTGCGACACTGACCCAGGTTACCGCCGCCGCGGGATCGAATCCGACGACAGCAACCCAGGCCCGATCGATCGGAAGTGGCGTGCGCGTGATGCCGCAGAATCTTCCGCTGGCGACAGGCTTTACACGTTACGCCATCGCCCTGCATGCGGCGAAGGGCGATCGCCAGCGTGCTCTCCAGATCGTCGAATCCAATCCGGTATGGATGGATCAGACCCCGTTGGTTGCTACTGCGCTGCGTGCTCCGGTTGCCGTTGGCGATACGACCACGAGCGGATGGGCCTCGCAGTTGACGCCTCTTCAGAATCTGGCGAGTGAATTCGTTGAACTGCTCCGGCCGACAACATTGATTGGACGGATACCTGGATTCACCAGCGTTCCGTTCAATGTCCTGATCCCCCGACAGACCGCCGGCACCGAGGGCGACTGGGTGGGAGAAGGCGCACGCAAGCCCGTCGGACGCCTGACGGTCGACAACGTCGAGTTGAAATTCACCAAGATCGCGAAGATCGTGGCCATCACGGAAGAGTTGGCACGGTTCAGTAATCCTTCGGCGGAAGCACGAGTCCGCGAGGATTTGCGAGAAGGTATTCAGGTCCGTCTCGACCGGACATTCGTTGACCCGGCAATCACCGCACAAGCGGGGATTCGCCCGGCTTCGATCTTCAATGGAGCCGATACGGCGGCGGCGGCGGGAACTGGAACAATCGCCAACATTCAGACTGACATTACGGCCGCCCTGGCCACATTCACGGCAGCGGAACTCCCTGTCGACCAGATCGTGATCTTGACGACACCGGCGTTGGCCGTCGCAGCTGCAATGAAGAGAACATCTCTGGATCAACCAGCATTCCCTGGTATGACTCCGAGCGGCGGAAATCTGCTCGGTTGGCCCGTCTACACCTCAAGCCTCGTGCCTACAGGATATGTGGAGTTCTTCATTCCTCGCGAAGTCTTGCTCGCGGATGACGGACAAGCGAACGTCGATGTCAGCAACCAGGCCACGTTGATCATGGACGACGGGAACTCACCGTCGGCGACCAACTCCGTCAACCTGTGGCAGGAAAACAAGATCGGTATCCGCGCTGAACGGTTCGTCAACTGGGTCAAGCGCCGGGCCGATTCCACCTACTACATCACTGGCGCAGCCTGGAACGGATAGTTCTTCGGTTGCAATAGGGCGGGTCTTCGGACCCGCCCTAACCCTTTATGAAAACAGAAATGATCGAAGTCGAAGCCATCGGGGACTATGGCTATGACGGCCAGAGTATTCGGGACGGGCAGCGTTACGACATTTACGCTAAGGACCTATCGCTGTTCACGAAACTTGGCAGGATTAGGATGATCAAGCCAGAAGCAAAACCGGATACTGTGGCCACCAATCTGATAACCGACAAACCCAAAGGCAAGTACCAGCGCCGGGATATGCGTGCAAAAGAGTAGGGGCTTGCTGGAACGTATCCGCGGAGGACTCCGTTCATTCGTCGTCCGTGCTGCGCTGAACCTGCAGAACCCGCTGTCCTACGCGGGAAGCTGGACCGGTGGCTGGTGGTGGCCCCACGAGACAGGGACGGGCACCTGGCAGACCAACACGGCAACCGCTGACCCGACGTCGACGCTCCTAACCTTCCCGCCGATCTTCGCCTGTATCACAGGAATCGCACAGGATATCGGCAAACTCCGAATTAAACTTGACCGGATCACCGTTGACGGAATTTGGGCCGAAATCACTCAATCTCACGGCAATTCCGAAGCATCCTCCTTCCTCGCAGTCCTAAATAAACCGAATCACTTCCAAACCCGAATCCAATTTGTTAAGCGTTGGATCGGCTCAAAGCTAATAGCAGGGAATACCTACGTCCTGAAGCAGCGTGCGCCGAAGCGTCCAGGACAGACGTTTGGGGACGTGGTCGCAATGTATGTCCTTGATCCCGCTCGCGTTACGGTTTTGTTTTCCGATGCCGGGCAAATCTACTACGAACTTCGCTGCGACAAGCTGGCGCAGACGGATCAAGCATCGAACATCGTCAGGACTGACGGCGAACTCACGCCATACAGCACGGTCACTGTCCCGGCATCGGAAATCATTCACGACATGATGACGTCGCTCTGGCATGAATTGATCGGAATATCCCCGCTAACGGCTTGCGCACTATCCGCAACGCTTGGTGGAAAGATCAACAATCACTCGATCACTCAATTCACCAACCGAGCGTTGCCGGGCGGGATACTCACGGCTGTCGGCGCCATTACAGACGAGCATGCACTGGAACTGAAGGAACAGTTTGAAACGTCCTACAGCGGCGAGAATTCTGGGAAAATTGCGGTACTTGCCGACGGCCTGACGTTTACCCCATTGAACGCGATGACCAACGACCAGGCGCAACTCGCCGAACAACTCAAAATGACCCGTGAAGACGTCGCCATGGTCTTTCACTATCCGCTCTATAAACTCGGCTTGGCTCAACCGCCCTACGCGAATGGTCCGCAATCCGCACAACTGCTTTATTACACCGATTGCCTTCAGCCGTTGATCGAGGAAATGGAAGCGTGTCTCAATGAGGGGCTTGGCCTGCCGAGCGACATGTCGACGGAACTTGATATTGATGGGCTCCTTCGCATGGATACAGTTTCGTTGTATGAATCGATCGACAAGATGGGTAAATGGGCGACCCCCAACGAACAGCGCAATCGAGGAAACTATCCGACTGTCGGTCCTGCCGGAGACACGATCTACCGACAGGAACAGGATCACTCGATCGAGGCAGTCTACAAGCGAGATCAGCAGGACGATCCGTTCGGCAAGAAAGCCTCCACGCCAGCGCCGCAGCAGCAGTTGGCGGCCGCGGCGCCACCCGAAAACAGATCCCTGGAGTTGACCGACGATGAAATCCGATCGTTTGACGACATGCTTGAAGAGGAATTGGCGCTTGTATGAGTAGGGATCTGGCGCCACTCGCACGGACGGTAGCGCAGAAGATTCGCGATTTCGGCGAGCGCCTGGAGGCGAAGTTTGCAGCCGAGATAAATCGTATCGAGGCGCGATTCGCGGACCTGCCTGCACCTCAGAGTCTAGACGTGCCCGCGATAGTTGCGGAAGTCGTGCGGGTTATTCCGCCTGCAAAAGACGGCAATCCGGGCAAGGATGCGCCCCCCGTAGATACGGCAGCGCTTGTCGCTGAAGTTCTTCGACAGATTCCACCCGCGCAACCGGGCAAGGACGCTGATCCCGTAGACATCACTGCAATTGTGTCTGAAGTGTTGCTGCAGGTTCCTCCTCCAAAGGATGGATCACCAGGCAAGGACGCCACTGTCGACTCCGCCGCGATCGCCGCGGATGTACTCCGTCAGATACCAGCACCTCAGCCGGGGCCTGCAGGCCAAGACGCGGTTGTCGATGTTCCGGCAATCGTCGCCCGAGTCATTGAGCAACTGGACCCGCAAAAGATAAAAACGCTGCAGGCGTTCATCGTTGCCGAAGTGGCACGATCCATCGCGGATCTGCCGAAGCCGACTAATGGATTGCCAGGAGCCCCAGGAAAGGACGGAGAATCTGTTCACCACGACACGGTGGCGCTAATGGTCCGCGATGCCGTGTCGCGGGCCGTGGAGTCCATTCCGAGAGCCCAAAACGGCGAGCCTGGACGTGACGCGCTCCAATTGGACATTATCCCGTCAATCGATCCGGCGAAATCCTATCCACGTGGAACATATGCGAAGCATCAAGGGGGACTGTGGAGGTCTCTGCGATTCACGACAGCGGGAAATATGGGCGACTGGGAATCGATCATCGATGGGCCAGAAACCTTGCAGGTTATTCAGTCGGAGAACCTGAGAACTTTTCAGTTCCAGTTCATCCGGGCAGACGGATCCAACTCAAGGTCCCAGGAATTCAGCGTTCCCGTGATGATCTATCGCGACATCTGGAAGGACGGGGAACCCTACATGTCTGGCGATGTTGTGACGTGGGCCGGCAATCTGTGGTTATGCCGTGCGGAATCTACGCAAGTCAAACCGGAGAGAACGAACGACTGGCAGTTGATCGTGCGCCGTGGCGGCGATGGTAGGCCTGGAAAGGATGGCGAACCCGGAAAACCGGGATTGCAGGGGCCGCCCGGCCGAGACCTGACTCAACTGGGCTTTGACGGGAGAAAACATTGACACCACTCGTCGCTTTCGACTACGCGAAGGCCCACCTCCGAGTGGACAATCCCGACGATGATCTGGACCTTTTTAACAAGATCGACATCGCATCCGAGATCGTCATGCACCATTTGAACCTTGGCACCGCATTTCCGGATGATTGGATTGTCGACGCTGAAGCATCGCCTCCGAAGTATCAAGTTCCAATGCGAATTCAAGGCTATGCGTTTCTGGTTCTCTCGGAACTGTGGCACAACCGGGAATCAAGTACGGCCAATGTTCTCTCGGATCAACTTGTGAATCTGATGCGTGGAGCAAGAAAGCCGACGTTGGCATGAGATTGAACTTGGGCGCGTGCGACCGCAGCTTTCCTGGGTTCAAATCGGTGGATATCGCGCCTCCGGCGGACGTGGTCGCTGATCTTTCGAAGCGCTGGCCGTGGGAAGACTCCACCGTCGCCGAAATCATTGCCTACGACATCGTCGAGCACATCGAAAATCGAATTCACGTAATGAATGAACTGCACCGCGTGCTCAAGCCTGGAGCGCGAGTCACGATAGAAGTCCCGAACGCTACGAAGGGATCCGGCTTTGCACAAGACCCAACACAC